GAATAACTTCGCCGCTGTACAGTTCGATCTTAATCATAATGTGTTCCCTTTCAAGAGTCAGTTTACCACACACCAGAAAACGTGTCAAGCCTAGACATATTCCCAATGCGAGGTTAATACTGAGCCGATTTTGAAATTGTCATTGATGATTTTATTTGCAGCACATTGAACAGCATCATACGATCCATCGGTAGTCACCTCATGAATCCCGTAAAACTTACCAGCACGTTCAGGCGGCACAAGCCCGTTTTCCGATGCATCAAACCGAACCACAATTCTAATCTTTTCCGTGTACATCTTTTTTTCCTTGTGTAGTCGCATCAACTCAGTAACCGGAAATCTTCTCATAATTTTCCTCAGTCAGATGAATCTACATTATAGCTAATTCCACAATCATTGCAATAGTAGTTATGGTAGCAGTTACCACGCCGTGTAATAGTCATATTATATTTACGGGATTTGGTTATAGCGTATTCCTTAGGACCAAAGTAATCCTTAAGGCTATATTCACACCCACAATTTTCAGTATGCTTGGCATACTTTGCGGGCATCGTTTCCCATCCGTTCATGGTTCCCAGATCTTTGCTCATGTCTCTTTCCTTTAAGTAATGTTCCTATCTCTTATATCGTCATTGTAGACACTAGGCTTGAGCCTGTCAATGTCAATCCGAAAAGAAATAGAAAGATATCCAAAGTAGTTGTAAGTCCTTATGTAGTAAGTACTTACGTGCGGCGCGGCACACCCGGCGTCCCTAAGTCGTTGGTATATAAGTACTGATGATGATGGTCAACCCTCCGAATTGACGGAGTGGTTGGACTTCGATCCAGACTGTTAGGGTTTAACCCGCAAGCCTCGCCTTAGTCGCGAGCATGGTTATGGGGTACCATTCAACAACCCCCCTATTTTTCGTTCAGTCTGAAAATCCGTCTTTTGTGTCGGAAAAGCTGGGGTGGTTTAGATGCAATCAACTCAATTTTCTATGAATGTCTTACCCATTCTCTTCCGACTAGCCCCTATTTAGCAACATTTGGTGTGCATCTTGCCTTTTTAGTGTATATTATATAGTGTACCATTTCTACAAGGAGCCCCCATGAGCAACAAACGCAACATTAAGTTGGCCAAGACCGTGTTAAACACTAAAAGCACCGCTAAGCTAGATGAAGAAGTGAAGAAGATCCTAGACGCTAATATTGCGGACCCACCTAAGTTTGCCGGAGGACCCCCTTTCTGTCAACATATACCACCCCATACTATTTGTGGAATCCCCTATGAGGATTGCTGTTCTAAAAACAAGGATGAGGATGAAGATACCAAAGAACCTGAGTGAGCAACAAGTGCTCGACACCATTAATAAAATCGCCCGCAAGTTGGCCCCCAAATATGTTTTTGCCTCATATGATGTAGATGATATACAACAAGAAGCATTTTTGATGGGTATAGAGGCCCTCGACCGATACGATACCAGCAAGCCCCTAGAAAATTTCCTCTATACCCACATAAACAACCGCCTGAAGAATTTTAAACGCGACAATTACTATAGATTTGATCACGGCAACGCCCAAAAGATACAGGACCGAAAGAGAAACCTCCTCGAACCCATAGACATTCAAAGCCTCTATTCAATTGCCACCCAAGATAACACTGTTGATCAGGCCCACTTGGACGAAACCCTCGACCTTATAGACAGCAAGCTCCCCGCGCACCTGAGAAGCGACTACCTTAAATTACGCTCAAATTCTTCTCTGCCAAAAAGTCGTAAGGCTAATGTTATTGAAGTAATAAAACGCATTATCGAAGGAGACTATGATGAAGAAGGGTAGATTTTCTGTAGATGAGATGTCTTTTATCGAGGCGCAAGCCGAGGTTCTTTCTCCTGATATCATCGCAGAGAAACTAGATCGTGATCCTGTTTCAATTCGGGACTGGATAGAAAAGAATGTGGGCTTTTCAGCATCTCAGAAAAAAGAGGCGGCTGTAGCTAATGAATTAAAGGTGAAACCCTATTATCGCGAATTATCCAACCAGTTCTCGGCTGAAGAGTTGGAAATGTTTGAGTTCCATTTCAAAAAGATGTGGTCCCAATTTAAGGACGATGTGTTTCATACGGAGGAAATGCAGATAATTGATACTATTAAATTGGAACTTTTAATGAACCGTATCTTAAAGAGTCAAAGGGACAACCAACAAGAGGTCCTATTGACTGAAAGATTGGTGCAAGACGAAAAGGCTAGGGATAAGGATCAGCGCGATATGGATCTCATCATCAATATGGAGCGCCAAGTAGCCATTCTAAGGGCCTCACAAGAAACCCTGTCTAAAGACTATAAGGATCTACAAGCGCGCAAGGCGACGATGCTGAAGGATCTCAAGGGTACTAGAGAGCAACGTATTAAAGCCATAGAAGATTCAAAGCTTACATTTGCGGCACTTGTAAAAAAAATCGCAACTGATCCCGTATATCGAAACCACATTGGGGAAGAAATGGAAAAGATGCGACTTGCTACCGAAAAAGAGAAAGAACGTTTGTCAGAGTATTCTAATTATGAAGATGGTACCGTGGATCAGCCATTTTTAACAGAGGACACTGTTAAGGAGTAAGTATGAAAGCTATTATTTTCGGGATTACGGGTCAAGACGGAAGTTATCTCGCGGAGTTGCTTCTTGAAAAGGGGTATGAGGTAGTGGGCGTTACGCGCCGCGTGAGCGTAGACACTCTCGTCAGGATTAAGCATCTTCTGCCCAAAATACAAATTATCGAGGGTGACATTACTGATGCGTTTAATGTTAGTAATACCATCAATCAATACAAGCCCGACGAAATATATAATCTAGCGGCACAATCTCATGTGGGCACTTCTTTTAATCAACCCTCCCTGACGTGGGATGTTACGGCGGGGGGATGTATGAATATACTGGAAGCTATCAGATATTCGGGGCGGTTAGAGGAAATTAAGTTTTATCAGGCGTCTTCCAGTGAGATGTTTGGTAGAAATTATACTGTCAGCACGGAACTACAAGGATGCGGAAGACCGCAAATCCACAAATACCAAGATGAAGGAACATCTTTTATGCCGCAGAGCCCCTATGCTATTGCTAAGCTTGCGGCTCATCATTTAGTAGACAATTATCGGACCTCTTATGGTTTATTTGGATGTAGTGGGATTTTATTTAACCATGAGTCGGAACGACGGGGGGAACACTTTGTTACACGTAAGGTGACAAAATGGTTGGGGAAACTGGTGGCGTGGTTAGAGGAGCATCATGTAGGTCCCAGTAAGTTAGTTACAGTGGATCAGGATGAAGTATATATACCGGGTAGGACTGACGTATCTCAGGGATTTCAATTCCCTAAGTTGAGATTGGGAAATTTGGATGCCAAAAGAGACTGGGGGCATGCGGAAGATTATGTGCGGGCGATGTGGTTGATGCTTCAGCAGAAAAGTCCCGATGATTATGTGGTAGCCACTAGTAGTGCGCATTCTGTGCGGGATCTTTTGGTAGAAGCGTTTTGTGGTATTGGGGTAGAAAATTATGAGGATTTCATAGTTATTGACCCTAAATTTTATAGACCAGCTGATGTAGAATATCTACTGGGGCTATCCACAAAAGCAAAAACTAATTTAGGTTGGGCGCCGGAAGTATCCTTTAAATCTTTAGTGAAACGAATGGTGGAGAACGATATCAATGAAGCGAGACTACAACGATCCGGTATACAAGGACTTCAGGAAGCGGGTATTGAAACGGGATAAGGCTACGTGTCAAATGTGTGGAGCTAAGGGAAGGAAGGCGAGATTAAATGTGCATCATATTATACGGTGGTCATCGGCGGCTTCTTTAAGATATGATGTAGATAACGGAATTGCTTTATGTAAAAATTGTCATAAAGATATAACAGGTAAGGAGAGTCACTATATTGCTTATTTTACAAGTTTAATCCAAAAAGGGAGATAGTCATGTCTGAAAATCCATTCTTTGTACCAGAACCAGTTGATCCTCCACAAAATATTGATGGGTATCCTCTGCCAGACCCAGTTTCACATTCTACTGTTGATGTGGATGCTGTATTGGCGGCTCATGCAGCCGGTGAGCATCGTGTATTTCACGGGTGTGATGTGGCTATGTTTAATAAAATTTTTGGTGATCATCAACATTTGCGTAGCCATATGGTATTTGATAATAATGCACAAACTTTAACATTGAGGTGATATGTCACCAAATTATACAGTCATCAAAGATACCCGTGAACAAAATGGGTGGATTTTTTCTCAGTATGATAAGTGTGCTGGTATGGAAATCGACACACTACATACTGGGGATTATACCTTGATGGGATTTGAGGACGTGGTATGTATTGAGCGTAAGGCATGTACTTCAGAAATCGCTATAAATTTGGGCAAAAAAAAGAAGCCATTTCAAGCTGAGATGGAAAGGATGAGGGACTATGAGTTTTCTTTTATGATTTGCGAATTTACTTTGGGAGATCTATTAAGATACCCTGAGGGGTCGGGTGTTCCGATGAGGGCCAGATCAAAAGTTAGGATCACGGGAAAATATCTACTAAAATGTTTGGTTGAGTTCCAGTTGAGATACGAGACTAAAATAGTGTTTTGCGGCGATAAACCAAATGCCTTTATTGTTTGTAACAGTGTCTTTAAGCGTTTAAACGAATTGTTTTATAGCGGAGACAATAATGGCCAAAAAGAAACTTCCAACTAAAGTATATGTACTGGGACATGAATATACAGTAGAGGAAATGTCTGAGAAGTTATTTAAAGAGCGCGAAGCATATGGTGATTGTTGCAATGATCAAAAAAAGATTAGGATATATTGTGGGGTGGCGGAATCGGTTATTAGGGATACATTGTTACATGAGGTGCTTCATGCCGTGTGGCACTTAACACACATACAAAATCACGATGAGGAAGAGAAGGTGGTATCGAGAGTAGCAACATCCATGATTGGTTTTTTGGACGATCCTCGTAATGCAAAAATAATAACTCTTCTAGTGAATTACTAAATGATAAATAATCGACAAAAAATCGAAGATGCGTGGCTGGGTGTTGATATTGATTCAGAGAGCCTATTTAATCCTATGGATTTTGTGGTTAGTGGAGCTGATAAAGATAAGCTACTGGAACGAATAGCGTGGCTCATGATGAGGCCCGAATATATTTCTTTCGCCTGTAAGTATTTACTTAATATCGAACTATCCCCTTTTCAGTCTCTTATATTGCAAGAAGTGTGGACTCGTAAATTTCCCATGTTAATTGGTAGTCGTGGTATGGGGAAATCTTTTCTTCTTTCTGTATATCCTTTGCTACGAGCCTTATTTATGCCACGCCGTAAGATTATTGTGGTTGGTGCGGCTTTTCGTCAGTCAAAAGTACTATTTGAGTATATGGATACCATTTGGAAAAATGCTCCGGTGCTGAGGGATTTGTGTGATACTAGTAGTGGTCCTCGTCGAGACGTGGACCGGTGTGTGATGCACATTAATCAAAGTACTATTACATGTTTACCTCTAGGGGATGGTTCTAAGATTAGAGGCCAGCGCGCAAACGATATTATTGCTGATGAATTTGCTTCCATTCCGCGTGATATATTTGAAAATGTGGTTGCTGGCTTTGCCGCAGTATCTGCTTCTCCTATTGAAAAAGTTAAAGCGAGAGCAAAAAGTAAACGAGCTAAGGAACTGGGTGTCACTTTAGATTCTGATACTGAAGATAGTATGATGCAGAAGTCCAACCAGATTATATTGTCAGGTACTGCATATTATGATTTTAATCATTTTGCTGAATATTGGAAACGGTATTGTTCTATTATCAAAAGTAAAGGAAATATCCATAAATTACAAGAGCTATTTGGGGAAGAAGTTCCTCCCGAATTTGATTGGCGCGAATATTCAGTGATTCGTATGGATGTTGATAAACTACCCGATGGCTTTATGGATGATGGTCAAGTAGCTCGGGCTAAAGCCACTATTCATTCAGGTATTTACAATATGGAATATGGGGCATGTTTTACTACTGATAGTCAGGGGTTTTTCAAGCGTAGTCTTTTAGAAGCATGTAGTACGGCTCCCCATCAGCCAGTTATGCTTCCTTCGGGTGAAGTGTCATTTGAATCACAGCTTAAAGGGACACATGACAAGAGATATGTTTTTGGTGTTGATCCCGCTTCTGAGGTTGATAATTTCAGTATTGTAGTTCTCGAAGTACACCCAGACCATAGACGCATTGTCCACTGTTGGACCACCACGCGACAACAACATAAAGAAAAGCTCAGATCTAGACTTGTTGATGAAGATGATTTTTATTCTTACTGCGCCAAAAAGATTAGACAGCTAATGAAAGTATTTCCGTGTCTTGAAATAGCCCTAGATGTTCAGGGTGGTGGAATTGCAGTTATGGAAGCTTTACATGACAAGGATAAGATTGCAGAAGGAGAAGTCCCCATTTGGCCTGTAATCGAAGAAAAAGAAAAAGATACAGATGATCATGCTGGCTTACATATATTGAGACTATGTCAGTTTGCTCGTGCTGACTGGTTATCTGAAGCAAATCACGGGCTACGAAAAGATTTTGAAGATAAAATATTGTTATTTCCGTTTTTTGATTCTGTGAGTATTGGGCTGTCTTTAGAGGAAGATAAATCTGCGGGAAGAAAGTATGATACATTAGAGGATTGTGTGATGGAAATCGAAGAGCTAAAAGATGAATTATCTATGATTGTGATGACGCAAACGTCTACGGGGCGAGAGCGGTGGGATACGCCTGAAATTAAAGTAGCGGCCGGAAAAAAAAGTAGACTTCGTAAAGATCGCTATTCATCCTTGTTGATGGCTAACATGTCGGCCAGATGCATGTCCTTTGAAAAAAGCGTTGTTGAGTATGGGGCTATTGGGGGTTTTGCTCAAGTAGATCCTTCTATTAAGTTCAATAATGATAAGCTATATCATGGGCCATCATGGTTTACGGAAAAAGCGCAAGACTTGTACTAAGTTGTGTATAATGTAATTGACGATCTTATTCTTAATACCATTGACCGGAGATCAATCTAAATGTCCGACTCATCACTATATCGAACATGGGATAGCGATTCACAAAGACAAGAAGCTTATGCTAAAACTTCTGACACCCTTGAGGCTTATGATGGTATCCAAAAGGCCGTGGCTTATGGGCGGCGCACGAGCTATATAGATATTGAACCCAATAGGTCTGTAAGAACGAGTTTTTTGCGACAGGATTATGATAATTTTCGTCCCGGCGAATCTGTTTCTAGTCAGCAAAAACGTATCATAAAGATGTGCATGCAGGCATATGATAAAGTGGGCATCATTCGTAACGTAGTAGATCTTATGAGTGACTTTGCTTCTCAGGGTTTAATTCTTGTACATCCGAATAAAACCATAGAAAAGTTTTATCGTAAATGGTTTCAACAGATTGGTGGTGTTGATAGGTCTGAAAGATTTTTGAATTATCTTTATAGATGTGGTAACGTTATAACCAAGCGCCGTACGGCTAAATTGAGCGCCGCAAAAGAAAGAGAACTACGTAGATCTGTAGCGGCCGATGTTCAGATTGTAGATCTCAAGGTTAAAAAGCGCGAGATTCCATGGTCGTATGATTTTCTCAATCCATTGGCCGTAGATGTAAAAGATCATGGTGGACAATTAATTGGAAAACCAGAATTTGTACTAAATCTATCTAAATATACTGCTGAGTCGTTGGTGAAAAGTGCCACTACTAATAAGGTTATATTTAAAACCCTTCCCAGTGATTTGCAGCGTAGATTGAAACAAGGGGATCGTACTATCCCCCTTGATCTCAATGAGGTGAGTTTTCATCACTACAAGAAAGACGATTGGTTACTATGGGCTAACCCCATGATTTATGCTATTCTTGACGACATTATTATGCTTGAAAAGATGAAGCTTGCCGATCTTGCTGCGCTAGATGGGGCAATTTCTAATGTTAGATTATGGACTGTTGGTGATCTGGACCATAAGATCATTCCCACGAAAGCGGCCATCAATAAACTTAGAGATATTTTAGCAAGTAATGTTGGGGGCGGCACTATGGATTTGGTGTGGGGTCCTGAGTTGAAGTTTACGGAAAGTCAGTCTCAAGTATATAGGTTTTTGGGAGGTGATAAATATCAGCCTGTTCTTACCAGTATTTATGCCGGTCTTGGTATTCCACCTACTCTTACCGGCGCCACTACTAGTGGTGGATATACTAATAATTTTGTATCACTTAAAACCTTGATTGAGCGATTGGAATATGGGCGCGAGATTCTTGCTAATTTCTGGCGTCATGAGATTCATATTGTACAAAAGGCTATGGGTTTCAGGTTTCCGGCTGAAATTCATTTTGATTCTATTGTGTTGTCAGATGAGGCGGCTCAGAAACAATTGCTGATTCAGTTGGCTGATAGGGACATTATTTCACAGGAGACACTATTGGAAAGATTTAGAGAATTACCCGGTATTGAACGTATTCGTGTTAGGCGTGAGGAGAGAGAAAGAACGAACGATAAAGGGGCTCCTAAAAAAGCAGGCCCGTACCATAATCCCCAACACAAGGAAGATATTGCAAAAATAGGACTTACTAAAGATTTACTGGATTCGGAAGAGTATCTTGATAAATTGGGACTTCCTTCGACGACTGTAGAAGAGACCCCTGTTGAGCCGGTTCCTAAATTAGAAGATAATCGTAAACCAGACGATGAAGCGGGAAGACCTAAGTTTTCTAGAGATACACAGAAACGTAAACAGAAAAGAGTGCTGCCTAGAAGTGGAGATCCCACTAACGCAACTTTGTGGGCCATGGAAGCACAAAGTAAGATTTCTGATATTGTATCGCCTATTGCTTTATCGCATTTTAGTAAAAAGGATGTACGTAGTTTAAATAAAGCGCAAATTGATCAATTAGAACATCTAAAATTGTGTATATTAACGGGAATGCAGCCGTATATGGATATTACCCCTGAGATTGTGAAGCAGCTATTAGACACAAATACTAAACCGGCTGATGCTTTTAACCGCTTGACTTCTAGTAAAGTTGATTCATTCACTACTATCAATAATAGAAGTCCTAACACTTCCGAATTACGATACATATATGCGTCCACGTTTGCCGCATTGTCTGATTTTGGGCAATAAATACCGTGGATTTAATTTTTTTGTGTATTATGATTCTGGAGGTATCTATGAAAATATACAAACAAGAAATTGACGATGGTCTGCAAGAAGCCTTAGCTAATAATAATACATTGGCTTGGTGTTCTGTGGCGGAAACATATCAACCATCTGCTACTTTCAAATCGTCTGCTCTTGATAAATTGATTGCTGAAAATCAAGATCAAATGGATCTTTATTACTTGAAGTCCATCTTGGTTAGCACAGGTTGGAATAAGAATGATGATGTGTTTGATCCCAAAGAAACATGGGCTGCTAAAAATACGCCGGAAGATAAGCCTTTCAACTTCATGCACAACGAAAAGGACATTATTGGTCATATTACTGGTAATGTTGCAGTTGACTTTGAGGGGGTAGAGCTTGATTCGGGCGGTGAATTTCCTAAGCAGTTCAATATTTTGACGACTTCTGTAATCTATACAGAGTGGAGCGATTCAGAGCAGCGAGACCGTATGACTAAAATCATCGCGGAAATTGAAGATGGGAAATGGTTTGTTTCTATGGAGTGTCTGTTTCCTAATTTTGATTATGCTTTGTTGAATGAGAGCGGACAAACGAGTGTCGTTCCTCGTAATGAAGCATCCGCATTTTTAACAAAACACTTAAGATCGTATGGCGGGAATGGAACATATGATAACTACAGAGTTGGCAGACTGTTACGAAACTTATCGTTCTCTGGTAAAGGCTTGGTTTCAAAACCTGCTAATCCTCGTAGTGTAATACTGGATGGCAATAAAACGTTTGATGAGTCCGAAGCAAAAACTATAACTATATCTTCGTTAAAGGAGAGTAAAATGTCCGATAGTTTAGATAAACAAATTACGGATTTGCATGCAGAATTGGCGGAAGCCAAGACTGCTAACAAAGAACTGCAAGAGCAGTTGACTGC